ACAGTCGAATCCTGCTCGTTAGAAAGGTAGGTATTGACATTTGCGGCTGTCAAGACCTCACCGGCAGTAAAAGTTTTTCTTGGCATTTTTCTCCTAGAAGGCTAGTGCGTTGCCTGCATCTAGCTTACCAAACTCGGAATCATCGAGAACTAGAACGGCGAAGTCGAGTGTTGCAAACCCAAGACTTGTTATGTGGTTTTCAACATCTACTGTGTGATCAATGCGAATAATCTCCGCAAACTTCTCAATAGCAGGAGCCACTCCGTTTGGGGTGAACTTGATTGAGACAACATCACCTAGCTCTAGGGCAAGGACATCTGCTTGTTGTGATGGGGTTAGCTCATCTACTAACAAATCAACCGACTCAAAGCGATACTCAGGCTCTGCGTATTTCTTAGCTAGGAATACCGCTAGAGACTCGACATCATCGTTGTTGTTTATCAAAAGCCCTGTGCGTGTCAGGTTGAAGATGCCGTATTCCTCAATTGAATCAAGATCCTGTGCGCTTACTTGGTAGTTATCTATCGCACTCTCTATAACAACCTCATTGGCTAAGAGTTCAGATCCGTATTGCACCTTCATTCCCAAATAGGGGATGCCTGTGCCATCGTCAGCTAAGAGAATCCCACCGGAGGTTGCAGGGCTGACCCTGTCTCTAAAGACAACTCCTCCGCCTTTACCGATAAAGAAAGCACCCGGCTCACTTCTGGCTACAAGTCTGAGGTAATCAAGGGCAACTGTGTTGTCATCAATAGTGTCTGCGCCTAGTTCCATTTGACCTGTTTCGATGTCTCGACTTGCTAAAGGCCAATCAATTTCAGGCAGGGACAGGATTGTGTTTATGCGGTCACCAGATTGTTGGACTGAGTTAGTGCGAGTGAAGATTGTCTGGGTGGCAAGACTTGAGGTTGCATCTGAGCAAGCGGCAGCGGCTAGCGAGTCTCCGTTTGTCTCATAGGTCAAGTTCCAGTCATCTATCAGACCAAAGAACTGAACTACCCCACCTGTCGAGATTCTGATTTGCCTCTTAGGGACAATCTGCCCGGCATAAGGGCTTGAGGTGAACTCGGGGTCAAAGGTTCTGTCATTGTTATCAAACAGAACATTCGCTAGTCCCTGATCGAACTGGTCTAGCTCCCTGTTCTTTCCTCTGCGGATCGTGACCGATTTCACCTTGCTAGTTACATCGAAGAACAATGTTCCGCCGAGCGTGTATTCGGTGTTGTCTAGCACTCCCTGTATAGGGTCATCTAGTCGGAAGTATGGGCCAGTTCCTGTGTCTGTTAGGTCGAAGCCAATTTCAACCTTTTGTGTTGGCATTGCCATTAGATAGCCACAAACTTAATGCCGCCGCCGCCGCCTGTGTATTTCGAAATCGTCTTAGCGATGCTAGATCCAACCATTGCAGGAGATTGTGAGGCATCTGTCTTGACATTGACATTGATAACAGGTGCAGAACTTGTAGTTGGTATTTGCGGCAAAGGCGCAATAGTCACGCTTCCCGAACCTGTTGGTGTAGGGAAGGTAGAAGTTATAGACCTTGGCTCTAGTGTTTCAAGACCTGCCGCCTTGCGAATAAGCTCGTCAAGTTTATTCATAAATTGATCGATGGTTTTTTCTAGGCCACCAAAGTCACCAGCCATACCTTCAAGTTGCTCTTGAAGCTTCTCACGAATACTTTGTACAGATTCTGTAAAAGTATCCTGAGCACTAATTAGATCGTCTTGTAGTTGCTCTTGAAGCTCAACTAAGGCATCGGCTAATTCCTGTTGGGTTGTCGCATAGAGATCTTTTAGTTCTTTAGTTGCTAAACCTTGCTGCTCGTAGATTCTTTTAGCTAAAGAATCCATTCCGCTTTCTGCGGTTTGCTCAGTAGCCTCGAAAAGATTCTTTAGTTCCCTCTGTGTTTCTGGGGTCGATTCAAGAATTGCTTGCGCTAATTCATTACCCGTTTCTGTCCCAGCTGAAACTACTTGCTCAATAAAGGTCTGTGAGAAACCGCTTGCCGCAAGCTGCGAAGTTTGCTGTATAAGTCTTCGGGATGCTTGAAGTTTGTCACGCAAATTATTTATCAAATTGCTAACTGACTTAGTTACTACACCCTCATCATCTTCGCTTGTAAAAATGTCGGCAAGTGAAACCCTAGCGACACTAGCAAAAGCACTTCTTAGGCGATTCTGTGACTGCTGAACTATGTCTGCTAATTTGTCTGCAAATTCTTTTTCGGTCTTGATAACAGACTCGGCATAATTATCTTTAGCGGCCTTTATTGCGCTGTTATAGGTCTTCTGTGCGTTAGCGAGACTCTTTTGCGAATCCTTAATAAATTTCTGAACCTTATCAAAGGCCGATTCTACTCTTGGCCCTTGTCTTTTTTCTTCTTCTGGCTTTTTCTTGAAGTCTCCAATGCTACTTACACCAGATGCCTCTAGGATTCCAGCAAGAGTTGAAGTATCAACCCTATTTACTTCTTCCTCCCAAGAAGACAAATCTAGCTTGGGTTTGATTTTTAGGTTATTGAACCTGTTTATTTCTCCGCTAGTTACTTCTAGAGCTGTATCTACCTGAGAAAGAGATTCTGCAAACTCTATGGTGTCCGTAGTAAGGAATCGCCAGACCTCTCCCCAGTCTCCTCGCTTTGCTGCCTCGAAAGCGTATCCAATACCCTTGAAGCCTGCGATAAGAGAAGCGAGCGTAGTAATTAGCCACTCGATTATCTCGATTAGATCTGCTAGAAAATCAGCAAAGCCCTCCGCATCTCTTTTACCGCCTGTAATAGCACCAAAGAGAAGATCGAAAGCATCGGCTAGACCATCTAGGGCTTCATTTAGATCTGTGCCCTCGGTAAAGGCCTGCTCGAATACCTCGGCAAGAAACTCTAGGAAGTCTGCTACCGCCGGGCCAATCTTTTCCGCAATGTCTTTGAATACGGGTAGGAGGTCATCTTTAGCAATACCGACTAGCTTTTCAAAGGAGGGTAGAAGAGCCTGCCCGATTTCGGCCTGTATGTCGGTAAAGCTAGCCTCGAGTATTCTTTGCCTGTTAGCTAGCGAGTCGGAAGTATTAGCGAAGTCTCCGGCGGTCTTATTAGTCGATTGCAGTAGGAGGCCGTATCTAGCCTGAACCTTCTCGGTTTCGGTTAGCTCTTTTCCGACTTCTCCAATGCCGTTAGCCATTGCATAGGCTTTTACCTCGGAGTCGAGAAGGTTTATACCGAATCGCTTTAGTGGCTCTGCCTCGCCAGATAGACCAGACTGGAAGACCTGTAAGGCTTCGGATACATCAATGTTGAAGACCGAAGCAAAGTCTGCGGCTCTGGTTGTAATGTCTCCGATAAAGCCGGCTACATCTCCGCCTTGCCCTACAACTCTTTCAGCAAAAGCTGAAAACCTAACAGCCGCTTGATTGAACTCGGTTCTTGCTACACCCAAAGACTCTGCCGAAGTCTCTCCGATTCTTAGGATCGCATCGGCGGCATCACCAAAGGCTACATTTACAGCGTTAGTTGATTCTTGTAAGTCAGAAGCTGCCCGAATAGAATCGACAGAGAGTTTTGTAATAGCGGCTGCTCCGGCTGCGGCGGCAATACCGATTCCCTTGAAGGTATTAGTAATACCCTTACTTACGCTTTGCAGAGATCTCTCTGCGGCCTTTATACCCTTGTCATTCCAGACAGATTTGAGAACAACTCTTACAGACCCGGCCATTAGTTACCTTTGTTAGCAATTATGTAGTATTTAGTAATAACTTTGTCTATCTCTCTCTCGACAGCATCAAGCTTTCCTTCGAGAGCTTTCCAAGCAAATCTAGAAGGCGATCCATAGCGAGACTGCAACTCCTGAATCATCTTTGCTCCCTGCCCTGCTAGCCTGTGCCTTCTGCGCACGATTTCGCCATTTCTCTTGCGGTAGGAATACATTCTAGAGACTCCCGAGAAGTTTCCTCTGCTTGCTTTACCTGCCATATCGGCCATAGAGACCGCAGGGCTGTTTACGATAATTTTTACTAGCGAAGTCGTAAGGGTATTCTTACCTCTCTTCATCGCCTGAGAAATAGTTGTCGATTTAGGGTTTAGAGCCTTACCCTTTCTATCGGCTAGGGCAAACTGGCCTGTTCCCTTCCAGTTCAAGCGACCCTCATTGATCGAATAGCCGCTTGTGCCGGTTCTTTTATTAGTCCACTTTATGACCTGCCCCATACCGCTTAGGGGAGGCTCATTGGGGATAAGCTTTTTTATCTCTTCATTTACGGGTTTTGCGATAGCTCTAATCTCTTTGCGAAAAAGCTTAGATAGATCTCCCTCGATGTCCTTTAGCTTGCGAACCATCAGCCGAACATCATTAGAGTTCAGTTCAAGAATAGGACTTAGCATCAAACACCTCTATAACATTCTACCTAAGAGAAAACCGCCTATTTCTAGGCGGCCTCTAGTTTTTACTTAGCTCGTGCGCTCTCCAAACTAGGTATCTTCCCATAGTCCAAAGCATACGCTCATCGAGCTTCATTAGATCTACCGGGCTTATTTTGTATTCATAAGCCAGATTGACTAAATACCAATGCGCAGAGCTAGAGCCTAGCCCTTCGATGCTTTTGGGTCTACAGCTCCGATGTTAGCAACTCCCTCGACCCAAGTATCAAAGTCTGCGGTTATTTGCTTTTGTCTGGTTAGCGAAGACCAAGCGAGCCAGAGCAGGTGACTTATCTTCATCTCCTGCCCTAGCTTCGCTATGCTTAGGTTGTGATGGGCTTCGAACTTCACCATATCGGCCATCGTGACCTTTACAGCTTCCTTCTTGCCATCCTCTAATTCAACCTCTAGTTGCATTTGCATAAGGTCTATCCTTTCTGTTTTTTATTATTTTAGGACTCTGCCCGAGCGATTTCGCCTGTAATCGTCCAAGTGAGATTTTGTACTGCCAAGTCACCGACCGCACCCGAGATTGGGGTTAGGTTATCGACAAGAACAGTGAACTCATACTCAGGTGCTGAAGTTCCAGTTGGAGTTCCAGCAGGGTTGATAGTTACTGTTGCGATCGTGTTCCATAGTGGAAACAATACGCCATCGAGAGCGGTGCTTGCGTAGTCGTTGTGCATAGAAATTGTGACTGAGCCACCCTTTAGGCCACCCTTGTAGGTGCGGAATCCAGAATCACCAAAACTGGTGGTCTCGATCGCATCTGAGGTGAGGGACAGTTCAACCGAATTTACCGACTGAGAAATTGCTGTGCCGTTTAGAGCAACAACAACATCTGTCAGAACTTGCTTTGCCATTTATTTTCTCCTTGTTTTAGCTAGCTAATACACGAACATTGAACTCGGCTGCCAGATAAGTTATATCTGAGATTACAACTGAGCCGTAATTCGTCATTTCGGTCACTATGCAGTCAAAGGCCTTACCGCCTAGTGTCCTATTAGATTCTACCGCAAGCGAGACACTCGAAGCTCCGGTAGAAGAGCAGTAATCATCTAGCCTTTTCTGTGCGGATCTTTCATCTACCCTTCCAACTATTACCTGAACAGCAAAGTTGTATTCGGTCATTCCTCGCTTGAAATCTTGGTGATACTGAACCCTGTTTAGCTGAATAGTAGCTATAGGCGGATTAGGGTTATCCGGAATAAAGGCAGAAGTTCTTAGGCCGCTAATAGTAGCGAGATTAGTTGCGATTCCAGAGCGAAGTTCATCGATACTGGCCATTACGCCATCCTTATTTTCCTGTATGGCTCAATAAGGTGCTGAACATCGGGGTCTAACCTAAATCCGACTCGGATAGAACCATACTCTCCGGAAATAACTCCAAGCGGAGAATCTAGCCTCTTGAAAATCCTCGATCCGAGAATAACTGTTGCCTGCGTTACTGCAATTGGGATAGAAGACCAACCCCAGACTCCGGTAATCCTTACAGTTGCCTCTCCGCCTCTAGTTGGAAATAGATAGTCTTCTACTGCCCTAATTTGGGTGTAAGAAGTATCTATACCGCCACTAATACCATTTAGCGGCTCTGCTTGCCAGTCTGCGGCTGTCCAAGTCGTATCGTAAGACTCGCCATCCTCGGAAGTCTGAACTTGACTTAGGGTAATAAAGTCATCGGTTGCGCATACATAGTTATCGAGCGGTGCGAAAATCTTTGTTGCTGTTCCTGCGTTATAGAAAAACCTCTCGGTATAAGAATCAATTTGCCTAGAGGCTGATTCAACCGCCATCTCTAGAAGGCTATCGTCATAGGAATCAGAAACTCCTATTGCCGCCTTGATTTGTACTAGAGATGCATAGCCATTTGTGATTGCCATAAATCCTCCGGCTTCTATTCTACCTCTCGCAGTTCAGCGATGATTTTCTGAAAAGTAAGGCTGTCGTCAAGGACATTTATACCGGGATCAAACCAGTCGATAAATTGCACATCATCTCCCTGAAGAATCGTGTTATGCGTAGTTAGGTCTCCGTGAACCTGCTTAGGCTTTCTCTTTTCTAGTAATTCGATTATGTGCTTTCGACTCGGATACCTGCCCGAGTAATCGATAAAGGTTCTTAGATTGATTCCCCTGTGCCAGTCAAAAATCTTGCCTCGCTGTAGTTTCTTCTTAGTAAAGAAATTCGACTCAATCTTTAGTTCGTGCGAGTTTTCTCGGGGAGTAGATAGATAGGACTTTACGAGAGTTTCTTTCTTGTCCTTCATTACAAAAACAGGTCTTTCCGGCCCAGAAAGGTGCGACTTACCATAACCGATTATCTTTGCATCTTCGGGGATAAATCCTGCCTTTACAGACTCCTGCCCACAAGCTCTGTCCTCGGTAGCTATCTCTGCGATAGTCATAGTGCCTAGAGATCTAACGACTTTCATAACCTCGGCAAAGTCTCCTCTAATGTGATGTATAACCGACATAGCAAGAACCATATCGAAATGCTCTACCTCGGAGAGAGTGCGGAGATTTTCTAGGGTAAAGGTCTTCTGTAGCAAAACAACCCGAGTATTTCCGTTTTCCTCGAGTATTTGCTTTAGCCAATTGCCATAAATGCCCTCAATGGCTACAACTGTGCAATCGGGAAAGTCTTCGGTTAGTCGAATCGAGAAATAACCTAAGTTAGCTCCGATGTCTAGAACAGTAAAAGGCCTTCTAAACTTTTTAGCCTGAGACTTGATTAGTTGATACCGAGACTCGACCTCTCGAATACCTTTTGCCTTTAGCTTTCCTTTTACCCAGATGTCTTGATACTGCTCCATTATTGCAATCCTTTCAGGAATGGTAACCAGTCGTGATTCCAAACCTTTTCGACATCAAATTTCTGAGCAAACTTTCTAGAGACCTCCGAGTGCCTGCCCTGAGACTTACTAACTTCATAAGCATCCTCTAGAGCCTGCACGATAGAAGCGATTGATGGGGTCTTCCACCAAGCCGCCTGAGCCTCATCCCAGAAGAGTTGTCCCTGAACTCTAAAGCCATCTTCGGCAATTAGATCTCTTGGCCCAGTCCAGTCTGAGCCGATAACCCTTGTGCCGCAGGCCTGAGCCTCGATAATCGGAATTTCAAAGCCTCCTCCGAGAGAAACCTGTAGAGCGACATCCGCAGCCGAATAAATTCCTGCTAGGTCTTTCTGGTCGATACCTAATCTGTAATCAACGGGGTCAGGAAAAATTACAGAGTCCATCGATAGACCGCAGGCCTCGACTAACCGGGGAAGATGAAAGCCTGCCATAATTCCCTTTGGCTCTGTGTGTATGTAGAGATAAGCATTAGGGACTTTTTGCCTAAAGGCGGAGAAAGCCATAATCGCCTCGGCAAATGCTTTGCGGTGAAGCGACTTATTTGCTTTATTAGCAGAGTTGATTACTACTAAGAAATCATCCTCTTCGATCCCTAAGAACTCTCGAGCATTATCCTTACCTATCTTGTCTCTAGGCTTGAATTCTCCTACTGTGTCGATAGCGTGAGGTATATAGATACTTTCTATACCGACATCATCGAGCTGTTCCTTACCGAAAGGTGACATAGCGATAGGGGTAACATTTTCTTTCTCTAGCCAAAGCCTTACCGCAGGAGGCATAGAGATGTGGTCTAGTGGCACCCAACTAAGGATTCTAGGAAACTCTTCGGCAGGCCACATCTTGTCCCTTAGAGTCCAGACATCGCCGAGAGTAAGTATGTAGTCTTTATTCTTACTCTTCGAAGCCTGTATTTTATGCGCAACCGCTAGGGCATCTTGGCTCATTCCGTCATAACCTCGAGCGTAGTGCGGAATCTCTCCATACTTTGTTTTATGAACTGAGTTAGATCCCTCTAGGCCGTAGTTAGATTGGTGGGCTGCATTTACCCCGTGCCTAACTAGATAGTCGAGTAGGTAGCCTATTTGCATCCCGTAAC